TTGTAGTTGTTCCAGCATAAAATTAAATGTAGTGATCTCTGAGAATGCGACCTCTACATCATTCATCACCTTCCAGGTGTCATTCATTTCAGTCATTTTTGATTCTCCTTAACATATAGGGGAGGAAGCATAATTATTATGCAGCAACTCTCACTATAAGAGAAGTGCTGCAAGTTTTTCATGTTTTTCATGATTCGTCGGATAATGGGCGGCCGAATTCATCAGCGGTCCATGGATACCCACGTCCGGTTTGATTCTCCTTCTTCCAACGCATAAGACGATCAAATGATGATTCCTCATCTTCCGAATTTTCACTAACTCCATCCAACATACGCAATTCTGTTTCAACCTTTTCAGTAATTGAAGCATGTCTACGCATGTCTCCGCCCATAAACATCTTATCCTTTGTCATATCCATACAAAGTTTAAGTTGCATTAATTCCAAATAATCAAAGTCAATCATGGTTTCATTATAATAGATCGAATATTTATTGTCAAGAAGATTTCTATTGTATAGTTTCATTCAGATGATCAGCAATTGCATGGTATCCAATACCAACACCGACTTGAATACCAAGAAATCCTACTATAGCAAGACTCCATAAAATTTTATTTTTCATTATGTAATGCAATTTCCTCCAAGGTAAAAATAGACTTCAATTCTAACTGAGCATCAAAGAAAGTAAAAGGTTTATGCTCCTGTCTGTCAACAATTGAAACAATTCTTTCTACCTCATATCCTGCTTGACGAAGTTTCTCCACTGCTTTAAGTGATGAACCACCTGTAGTGACCACATCCTCCAAAACAGTCACTTTAGATCCTTCTGGAGGCATTGGCCCTTCAATCCAGGCACTTGTACCATGACCTTTGGGTTCCTTACGGACAATCAAAGCATTTACAATATATTCAGAGTGGTTATTATTCCAAAAATTATATGAATGCATAGCAACACCACTTACCAAAGGATCAGCACCTAATGTAAGTCCTGCTACTGTTTTACTACCATAATCCAACATATGCATCATTAGACTAGAGACTAAACTCAATCCTTTTGCACTAAGAATAACAGGTTTGCAATTTATATAATGCTCACTAGTCTCACCAGAAGATAGTTTAAACTCACCTTTACGGTAAGCATCTTTCTTCAACATCTCAAGAAGTTCTAATCTTTGACCTTCTTTTGTTTTTTCGTCAAAACAATTTCTTAACATTAGTTACATCCATCATATTCATCTGAGTCTGGTGGTAGTGGTGGATCAGGAGCATTATCTGATATAACTTGCCACTCTTGAACAAGTCTAAACACTTGTTTCCTATCCATTCCATCTAATTTCATACAATTTTTTAGGCATAGATAGATACATTTTTCGTCACTTATAGGTGCTTTCTGAGTCCAACCACTCTTATCCTTATAAGTCTTTGGTTTATCTCTATACCGTTCAGTTTCCATCACTTGAAAGTGCATTCTACCATTATTTCCGTAAGCGCAGCCAAGAGGTTGATTTCTTGGTCAGCAACGAAAGCAATCTGATACTGGTATTTGGCAATAACAAGAACAGCAGCAGGAATACTAGAAGGAGCCATGCTACTATAGAGTGCGTCATAGATCCGACGTAAGATAACGCCAGGATCATTATCAAGGTTGCTAACAACCCATTTGCGTACTTCAGAAAAGTTTTTTTCTTTAAGGTATTTGATAAGGTCATTTACTTTTACATCACTAAATTGAGCAAGAATACCAGAATCTATCTTACCTCCCGCCGAGTATCTTTGACACTCATTGAGAACCCTACGCCAATCGGGGAAGTGCTTGCTGATAAGTTCGGCAACGACCTTCTTATCACTTTCGCACCGCTCGGCGTCCAAGATAGTGTTAAGTCTTTTGAAGAATGCTGATTGGAGTCCTGGTTTTTGTTTTGCATTTACTGAAAATTCAATGACGGCACAACGACTATGTAGCGGTTCGATGATTTTATTTTTGTAATTACAGGTGAAGATGAACCTACAGTTTCTGCTAAACTCTTCAATAGAGGCTCTAAGCAAGAGTTGTACGTCGGAAGTGGTGTTGTCTGCCTCATCAATAATAATGACTTTATGTTTCGCACTTGAGGAAAGAGATACCGTACTAGCAAAATTCTTTGCGTTGTTACGCACAGTGTCCAGAAATCTCCCTTCATCGGAACCGTTAATAACATAATAGTCTACTCCTAATTCATTACATAATGCTTTTGCTACTGTAGTCTTACCACATCCAGCAGGACCAGCAAGAAGCAAGTTTGGTATCTCACCTTTTTTCAAAAACTCTGCAAAAGTTTTCTTAATTTCTGCCGGTAAAATACAATCCTCAATAGTTTTTGGCCTGTATCGTTCACACCACAAAAACTCTTCACAATTATTAGAATTCATAATTTATCTCTCATAATTCACATCTCGGATAATAATTTGAGGAGGAGCATCATTCCAATGCCTGATATTTCCTGCAATAATAAAGCAGTTTGTTATAACCAATTGTAGCATAACTACGGTTCTAATAAAACAAACTGCATTATCATATTCTTTTGTCTTATCATCATGAAATGATCCTAAAGCATATTTCCATATCCTAAAGAATCTTTTCATACTTGGTTTTCTGGTGGAATGGAACTAACAACAGGATTCTTAGTCCTATTCGTCAAAGTAATAAACTTATCAGCGGCCCAAGTTCCAGCAATATTGATGGCAATATCATCACCATCATTCCAGATTTCTTCACCATTCTTCTTTCTCATATCAAGAGCCACCTCAAGTCTCTTAATAATATCTTCAGTTAACTTCATCACTCAAATGTTGAATCAGGTTCCAATGCGATATAATACTTAAGATCAAGATTCTTAGATTGGAACCTTGAGAGTAGTTTGTTAGAAATAACTACATTATATGATCCAGGAAGAATCTTAATATTCTCTACTTTAAAGTTAAAAACAAACTCCTTATCTGTCTCACCAACTACTTCTTGATAATTATTAGAAGTATCATTCTTCTTATCACGAACGACAAGTTTCACAACACCATTCTCTCCAATAACAGAAAGATCGGGAACTTGATAAATCGAAGATGCCTTCAACATATCATTAAGTTGTTGTGTAGTCAGTTCAAAACTAACATCTTCAGATGGAAGTTCAATAGATTTCTCTGGAGGACTAACAATTACATTAGGATCTGCAAAGAAGAACTTATTGCGCTTCTTACCTTCACGAATAATAAGATACTCATCCTTCTCAAAATCCAAATCTGGATCATTATGAAGTGTTGAAAGAATATTCAAAAAGACATTCAGATCATAGATACCAAAATCTTTAGGAAACTCTTCTGCAATAGTAGCCTCTGCAAGGATATTCTTCATCACAGAAATAGTGCGAAGATCACTTCCTTGCTTAAAGAAGATCGATTGATTGATCTCTTTAAAGTTCTTCAGGATGTCAATAGTACTCTTAGAAAGTTTCATAACCACGGGTCTCAGTTTCATTTGTTTGTCCGCTGAAATAGTATAACAGCAGACAGTAGTGCATTGCCTTTAAAATATCATTTTTGGGTGTACCCTTCTTATCATAACGACTCAAATACTTCAATGCATTTGAGCGACAAAAAGATTCTGCATCACCAACAGATTCAATAAGATCAAGAGTCTGCGTGTTTGATCCTTTAGTGGTATAGTGTCCAGAATATGTTGACATAACATAAGATCGAGCATCCTTAAGTGATTTGTCTTCATTATATTTGAAGACTCCATGTTTGTCCAAAGAAGGTGTTGGAGGAGAAGTTTTTGGAGGATAACTAAACTGATAAGCAGAATCTACAGAACTTACTGTTGGGTAAGGATCATCACTCGATTTAAAACTAATCCGATCTTCACACATACCACCAGGAACTCTAGATCCTGCAACCTTACTACTACCACGGAATACTCCAACACTATTTAAATTAATAGTATCCTGACAAAAACCTCCAGGATTTCCAGTCAAACTAACTCCATCTTCAGCCCAAAACTGTTGACTAGGGTGGTCAGCAGGATAATAATCACCTGCACCACCAAATGCATCATATCCAAAAC